ATTTAGACCTCTTATGGAGAAAATAATTGAGGAGGGATTAGCAATCCCTTCTGATGGGATGGAAGCAGATGACATGGTGCGCATTAAGTCTACCGAATGTGCTTCTTTAGGTCAAGACTTTACCGTAGTACATATTGATAAAGATCTTGATTGTACTCCAGGAAAGCATTATAATCCTAGAAAAGAAACGTTTTATGAGATTGATGTTGACTCAGCAGATCTTTTCTATTGGTTACAAATGCTTAAGGGTGATCCTACAGATAATCTTCCTGGACTACCTAAGATTGGACCTAAGAAAGCAGAGAAGATGCTTGCAGGTGTTCCCATGGCAAGGCGTAAGAAAAGAGTAATTGCAGCCTATCGAGCGAAGTATGGACGCTCTAATTGGGAAGAGAAACTTTTAGAAACCGCTAACGGTATCCATATATTAAGGAGTCCTAATGACTACTTTAAGATTTAATAACCATGAGCGTTGGCATAACGTTCAGGTAGAGCGTGTCACTCAATTCGATAGTAACGATTGGTGTGGCATCATCACTAAAGAACACGGTGAAATACGTTGTAAGCGTAGAAATAAGAAACGCTTTAAGCTAAAGAAAGGATTTAAAGGTCCAATCACTGTTTTCTTTTATCAAGGTAAAACAGCAACAATAGCGGATGATCAGCGAGGTCATATCGAAGTAGAAAGCCATTGGAATATTATTAATAAGGAAGCATTTGATGAGTCCCATCATGGCTTCTTGTATATTATTACTGATAAACGTAATGGTAAACGCTATATTGGTGTCAAAACCTTACATACTAGCTGGAAAGGTTACACTAGTTCGTCTTCAGAACTTAACGAAGAAATCAATAAGGCTGGTAAAGAAAACTTTAGCTTCGATATTTTGTTTTCTTGTCCTATGAAAGGGGACTTGAGCTATATGGAAGCCTATATGATAATGATTACTCATGCATTATGCTCAGAGGAATGGTATAATAAGTGGGTACATGAAATTAGATTTAAACCCTCAATGCAGGACATGGAGAGACAAATTGAGATCGCAAAAGCGTATGCGTAATCCTTACTACAATGACATTCGTAGTCATACAATAATCCCCTCAAAAAGAAGTGAAGTTACTGAAGAAGATTGGGATGCCGACTTACTAGATATGTTTAATAATAAGACTCAGAAAGCAGAAAAACTAGATAAGTCAAACAGAGCTAGGAACCGCAGAAAGGAAGCTCGTTATGCTAAAGAAAAACGAATATACGGAGAGTAAAGAGGTAGGTAAAACAAAGTGTCCTGCTTGCCCTAGCAGTGATGGCTTTGCTATCTACGATGATGGACATGGCTACTGCTTTGTCTGTAACCATTATGAAAAAGAAATTGGAAAGGAAGAGGATATGCCTCTAGATAGTAATAATACTAGCCTTGATTTATTCATCGCTAATCTTGGTGATAGTCGTGGTTGTCAAGAACGCCGTATCACTAAAACAATTGCTGAACACTATGGTGTAAGAGTTACTTATGACAGTAATAGAAGTATTACTGCATACAATTATCCGTACTATAAAGATAATGAATTAGTTGCTTATAAAGTACGTACACTACCTAAACAATTTAAAACTGTAGGAGACTTTAAAGATGTTTGGCCTTTTGGTTATCAAAGCTTTGGAATGGGAGGCAAACGCCTTGTCATTACCGAAGGTGAATTCGATGCGATGTCCGTTGCACAAGCCTCGCTGGATCACTACAATAAAATCTATCCAGCAATTTCTATTGCGTCAGCCAGCAACCTTAAAAGTTTGTTGTATGCAAGAGAATGGATTAGATCCTTTGAAGAAGTGGTCTTGTTCTTTGATAATGATGCCGCAGGAAAGAAGGCAATAAAAGAAGCAGCTAACATTATTGGTATTGATAAAGTTAAAGTAGCTTCCCTAGGCACTACGGCTAAAGATCCCTGTGAGTTATACATTGCAGCAGGTAAAGATGCTGTTATGAGAGCAATATGGGATGCACAACCATTTAGTCCTGCTGGCATTATCGTAGGGCATGAGCCTGTGTGGGAACAATACTTATCTAGGCTATCAACTGAGTCAGTATCCTACCCTGCTTGTTTACAGGGTATCAATGATAAGACTAAAGGTATGCGCTTCGGTGAGATAACGTTGTTCACTAGTGGCACTGGTTCAGGAAAAAGTACAGTGATTAAAGAAATAGTACTTGACTTATTGGACAAAACTAGTTATAATATCGGTATGATTTCCCTTGAGGAGTCTGTTGGTGATACTGCAGAGAAGTTTATCCAGATGAAACTTAAGAAGAATCTTCAAGAACATGATGTACCTTTGGAAGAACAAGAGGCTGCAAGTCGAGAGGTCTTTGGATCAAAGCGTCTAGTATTATTAGATCATCAAGGCTCTGTAGGTGATGAGTCACTTATCGATAAGATAGAGTATATGGCTCTTATGGGTTGTAAGTATCTTATCCTTGATCATATCACTATTGCAGTATCTGAAGGTGCGGAAGGCTATACTGGTAACGAAGCCATTGATAAAGTTATGTCTGATCTACTTAAAATTACTAAAAAACATAACATTTGGCTTGGTGTTATTAGTCACCTTAGAAAAGTACAGGGTGGCGGTACTACTTTTGAACAAGGAAAGCTTCCTAGTATGGATGATATTAAAGGTTCAGGTAGTATTAAACAAATCTCATTTGATATTATTGGATTTGCTAGAGATATGGCAAATGAAGATGAACAAGTTAGGAACACTATTAACTTTATTGTTCTTAAAAGTCGCTTTACTGGCAAGACAGGTCCTGCAGGTAAAGCTAAATACAATCATGAAACAACTAGACTTAGCTATTGTAATGAAAATGCTATTGACTTCGAGGTGTTATCATGAAATCTTTGTACGAAGAAAACATGGAGTTAAGAGAACTCATTAAGCATTATTTATCAAGTATTAATGTGCTTAATGATCAATTAACAGAGATGACTAAGGATCGTAACAAGTATCGTAGTCAAGCTATAATGCGTCAAAACAAGGTTGAGGAGTTACTCAATGGCAAAACATAATACGATTAAAGATATGCTTAAGCCCCGTAAACAAAGAACTTTTACGGGAAAGAAATATAAAACTCGTAAGAAATATCGTGGTCAAGGACGGTAATATGGCTAAAAGTGTAAAACAAATTAAGTATGATACGATGTATATGGACATAGCTAAGCGCATTAGTGATATGTCTTATGATGAGGACACTAAAGTAGGAGCAGTTATTGTAAAAGATGGAAACATTATTTCGATGGGTTGGAATGGAACTCCAAGTGGTTTTCCAAATGATTGTAAAAATCCTAACACTGGGATTACTTTACCTTATGTTATTCACGCTGAAGCTAATGCTATTTGTAAACTGGCGCGTGATGGAGGCAGCGGATTGGGTGCTACCCTATACACTACGCTGTCGCCTTGTATGGAATGCACTAAGCTTATCCTGCAGTCTGGCATCAAAGAAGTTGTGGTGTATAAAGGCGAAGAGAAATACTTGGATGCATTTAAAATACTTAATGAAAAAGAGATGATACGTCAACACAAGACAGATTGAGAGGACTTATGGAAGATATTAAACAATATCTCTTAAATAAAATCCGTGGCGAAGACCTTGGGGTTAAGCCAAGACGTAACGTACAACTTATGCGTATGATTGACACTGATGGTGTCGATATGCTTGACTTCTTAATTGAAGACATGATTAACTATGCCCGAAAGTTTATACAGCGTTGCTTTAAACGCAGTAAAACTGAAGGCGAAACCCCTATAACCCAAGCTTCAATGGCAATAGGTAAATATATTGTTGAAAGCTGGGATAACTCTAATGTTAACTTTAGAGACCATGTTAGGGTAGGTGACTTAATAATAGAAGGTTTTGTTATGTGTGGCTACTTAACTATTTCAGTAGGGCATATGAAGAGCCGTAAGCCAGTAACCATTCATGCTACCTCTAAATGGGGTGATATGGAAGCAGTTGCTGGCAAAACTATTTGTATGACTGATGAGATTATACCCCCTATTACAGGTCTTATTCAGAAGAATGATAAAAGCGTTATTAAGACTTGGGATAAATCAAAAGAAAAGAAGTTTGTTAAATATCTAAATGCGCCGTTTGTAAAGGCTATAGATAAATTACAAGCTACTCGTTGGATTATTAATCCTGATATTCATTCTGCAATTCTTAACCAATTAGACTTGTTTATTAATAACGAACAATTTAACGGTGAAGATAAGAAAGAGAATGAAAAGCTTTATCAGCGGCAAGCATCTAAGAATAGAGAAATAAAAGAGGTTATGGCTATCGCAGCTAAATGGCTGCATAAAGAATTTAGCTTTTACCTAGACGCTGATTACAGAGGAAGGCTATACTATTCAGAACCATTCTTTAACTTCCAAGGTTCTGATATTGCTAGAGGACAATTACTCTTTGCTAAAGGTAGATTGTTTGATAGTAATGCTAACTTCTGGTTAGGTGTACACACAGCTTGCTCTTATAATCAGTCCTATAATATAGATGAAATTCCTGATTGGGTTACTACTGACTATCGTAGTGTACTTGAACAAGAAGAACTAGATACTATATCAGTAGATAAGATGACACTAGAAGATAGAGCTATGTGGACTCAGAAAAATATTGATGAGATACTAGAGCTAGGTGAAATGAAAATACTTTCTACTGAAGCTGAAAAGCCTATTTCATTCTTAGCTTGTTGTATTGAATGGTATAAGTATTGGGAAGCACAAGAGGCAGGAGTAGACTTCTATACTCAACTACCTATTCCTATTGATGGAGCTAACAATGGTTGGCAACACCTAGGTGCAATGTTTAAAGATAGCAATACAGGTAGATTAGTAGGTCTTGTACCTACAGAAATTCAAAATGATTTCTATGTTCAAATAGCTAAAAGGCTTACTCAACGTATGCCTGAATGGTTTGAAGAACGTCAGATGCCTATGAAACATATCCGTAAGGGTATTGCTAAACGGGGAGCTATGACACGAGCTTACAGCTGTGGACAAAAGAAAATGTCTGAGTCTATGTATAGTGATTGTTATCAGTTTGGTTATACTGACCAGTACAATATTTCTACTTGGGATTGTGATGAATTAAGCAATCAAGTTATTAGGGCTATTCAAGAAGTATGTCCTGGTCCTCTAGATACTATGCGTTATCTTCAGAGATTAGCTGATCAAGAGATAACTAACTGGAGTAATATGTATGGTACAGACAGAGGAAAAGGTATTGAATGGCTTACCCCATCAGGCTTTCCTGTTATCTATGAGTGTTATCGTACTCGCCCTGCTAAAGTAGATTGCTACGGCTTTAATACCCCTCATGGAGAGATCCGCTTTAAGCACGTTATTAGAGAGAAAACAGATATCCCTGATAGGCGTGGATTTATGTGTGGCATTAGCCCTAACTTTGTACATAGTATGGATGCCTCTCATATGGCTCTTGTAGTAGCTAACTGGGAAGGTGACTTTGGTGCTGTGCATGATTCATTTAGTACTCATGCTAGCGACATTGAAGAGCTAATGAATATAACTCGTGATAAGTTTGTAGATATCTATGATGTAGATAACTTCTATGATTCTATTGAGTTTGGAAAGTACTATCGAGGAGAAGTACCTACTATTGGTACGCTTAAAATAGAAGAAGTAAAAGACTCTAACTATTTCTTCTGTTAAAAAAAACCCCACAAGGTTTCCATTAAGGATTCCCTGTGGGGTATTTTTATTTTAATAATAATTCTATTTCTAGTTTAGCTTGAGCACGTAATCTACCTGCTTTTGTTTTTGCTTTACTTTCAGAGTCACCTAATTCCATAAAACCCTTTGTATTCTTTTCATACATACGATTAAGCATGATTTCGTTAATACGAGGGGTATATGCTGCTTTAGGATCTAATCCAAATTGTTTAACAAATTCCATATCATCAATATCGATACCTTGTAACGCTAATCTATTATAATTTTTATTTGGTTTCATAATGTCCTCCTAGTTTAATTGGTACGCTATTTCTGCAAGTCTAGATTCAATACTATCATATCCGAAAACAGAGACATACAAATTAGTATTGACTTCATTACTAAGATCTTTAAATCGCTGTGATATTAGTCTGTAGCTATTAAGAAATCTAATTATATCTTTAATTTCTCTGCCAGTAAGCATTGCTCCTTCAGGCTGCCAATTTTTTAAACGATCTCCCAATTCTTGAATTGCTTTTTTACGTTTAAGGTGTCTCATTGGACCTCTAAATTTATTAAAAATACTCCTTAATTCATCGCTAACATTATCATCTTCTTGTTGATATAATCTTTCAACAAGATTTATTAATTGATCATGTAAAGCTCTAAATTGAGGACTATCACTGCTTACTAAATATTCTTTATCCGAGTCAATTCGATTTATAAAAGAAAGAATTGTATCTTCATAAGAAGTTTTTAAAACTTCAAAAGGTTTATATCCTTTTTCAGTAGGTCCTACTAATTCTTTAAATATCCTATTGTAAGTAGAGTGATATTCTCTTACGGATCTTGCATCTGTAATTAAAGAGTCATGAATATCAACAGCAAATGACGGTGTATTTTTATTTTTATTTACAAAATTAAAAGTCTTAGCCATAACTGCAGCATCAATTGCTTGAATAAATAAAACAGGTAATTGGTTAATTGTTTCTTGTCCATACATAGACTTTTCACCTTTAACTAGTTTACCAAGCTCCATATCATACACTAAAGGAATTGAAGAAGTTCTTTTAGTTCCTGAAGGTCTTGTTGCAGTGATAGGCCTTCGTTGAACTTCCTCACCTGGCAATTGAAGATTTACAAAATCACCTGTATCATATACTTCACGAGAACCAAAATAAATATACTTACCTGTAGGCGTTAAAAACCTTGGGGTTTCCCCCATTGCAGCGTACATGGCAGCAATATCTTTAAGAAATACCTGATAGTTAATATTTAAAACGGCGTGTAAAGTATTTGCTATAACTAGATTTAAATCAGCAATAGCTTTCATTGTAGAGTAAGACGGTACTGATTGTTTAATCATATCAACAGCCATTCCAAACTCTTGACCAAATTTAGGGTGATTAAACATTGCCATTACTGTTTCATGTTGAAATCCAATATAAGATCCGTAAGACGTTTCCAAAAGCGGAGATCTACTTAAAGCTTTACCAAACTCTTTTGCTGATTCAGGATCATTTAAATATTTTGAAAATAAATCAATAAAAGGATCTCTTACTTCAGCTTGTCTTATCTGCCCAGAAATAGAAGGAATTAGATGTTCCATAAAATAATCGCGGATATCTCCTTCATTAATAATATTGCTTTCATCGCTATACATTAACCCTACACGACTAATCATTTCATCAATGCCGTATAGAGTACCATAGATAGCCATGCCACTTTGTTTACCATCGTGTTTTGCTACTGCTCTTGCCTGAAAAACATTAGGATTGTGTTGTCTTGTTTTTTCTATTGGCTTATACATTGTTTGTGATTCTTTTAAGATATCACTCTCTGCTATTTGAATAGCATCCTGATCTTGATTATCAATAGCGTCTTGAAGCATCTGTTGTAACTGTTGCATTCTTACTGATGTAATTTCACCATTTGAATCTACAGGATAGATAGGTACAAACTCTACTTGATCTCTATTTTTATCAATTGCATCTGCATAATCTGCAAAGTCAATATACGCTTGAGTTATTAATCCCCAATCATCTTTATTAGAGAATACAGCTTTTAAATTATCAGGAAGCAATTCAAAAGCTTCTCTAAAAGCAATAGGGTCTAATGTATTTGAAAGCCTTCTAATTAATTTAGCTTCCCTTCTAACTGTTTCAAACCGACCACCTTCTGCTTCTTTAGTAAACAAAATATCTTTTGATAATTTTAAAGTAGAATTCCAACCCATGTCTTCAGTACGCCGAGTTTTTGGATTTACTGTTTGAAAGTCTTCAGGCTTAAGTAATGCTCTTCCAATAATATATTTCCAATCCTCAATCATTCCTGTTGTTGAATTTGCATCAATGTAATTTGGTTGAGCACTAATTAATATATTACGAACTGCTTTACTATTCTGTGGATCAAATGCAGAATTTCTAAAGTGAAAACGATTGTTAGCAGAAGCATAAAAACGCTTCATATAAATTGAGCGATCTTTAAACTGATCAGCAATCATTAGATTTTTTACTCTGAGTCTAGCTTGCATAGCTACAATCATATCTGCTTGTTCTCTAGCATCTGCGTCTGTTGCAACATCTGCT